TCGTGACTTGTTGATGGCTTTTATATCAATATATTCGCCTCTTTTGTACTTTTCGGCTGTTTCTTTGATCTCTTTTGCCTTTGCAGCCCTATTTTTCGCACCAGCAAGGTATTTACTGGGTACGTTTGTCTTTTTGTCTCGTCTTACTCGCCTAAATTTTCTCACTTCTTCTTAGTCTTTTTCTTTTTCTTCTTTTTCTTCTTCATGGAGGAATGGTACATAGTGGAAAAAGGAAACTCTTAGTATATTCTAAACGAAGTTTGGCCTAATGTCTCTGGTTTGGCAAGGTTAAATTGTTGAAGGCAGAGGTAGCCGAAAGCGTCAAATGCGTGGTCAACCCCTAGATTTTTGTTTGGCATACCTGTGTTTGGGGCGTAAGTCAGGGTGCGGAGAGATTTTATCAATTCTTTACAGCGTGGGTGGATTAAAGTTCGTCTTTCTCCTGCTGCATCAAACAATGCTGTGTTTACTGAAGTAATTTTGTCTCGTATTTTCCAGGGTGCTTTTGGGGAAGATACAGTGAATCCGCTTCTGCGTAGGATAGTGTGGTCCGTTGAGCCAACTCCTGATGTTTTTCTGGCAGCACCCGTTGGGTCAGGGCAAGCTATTATTCTTCTATCTACCCCGTATCGGTGGGTTACTTCTTCTGCGAAATCCCAGGTTGTTGCACCGCCCGTCATAATTATCTCGTCAAAGACGTAGAGGATGTCTCGGTAGCGGACAGCACAGATTCCGCAAAGGGGATCTACGTTAAAATCAACTCCTAATAAAAGTGGGGCGATGGATATGTCCTCCGCTTCGGTAGAAATGTTGGAATCTGAAAAGGAGACTGCAACGAG